TCAAATGGTTTGTGCTCGTAGCCCGTCAAGAGCATCAAGATAATCTCTAACAGCCTCAGTGTTAGTATACAACTCATCTCTGAGCCTTTTGTTCTCTTTGCATTCAGCCAGATAGAGCTCTTTATACTTCAACGCGTCATAGCCGCCTGCGATGAGCGCTTTGCTCATTGTGGTAGTTCTAGTTTGCTCTTTGAGCTGCGAGAGCATTTTTTCGTGCTTGTCGGTATGTCTAATCGTAATTGCCATCATTTCACCACGCTGCAGTAAATTACCTGGGAAGATTCTGCTATCAAAAATTTCACTCGAGCGCGAAAGCCGGTGAAACATTTGATAGCAATTTATTGCTAAACCTTATCGATTTAGTTTGCTTCTCCGTCTGTACTTTACGAGCCAGAAACGCGTAATGCTTTTTAGCGTATCGTAGACGAACAGACCGCCCAAGACGGCCAGCAGGTTGTAAAAGTAGGCGGCTTCTAGCAGTGTGGCCAAGTCGTCAGCACTGATAACGAGGGGTTCCAGTTCCATCGTGTTTCCTCAAAATAGTGGGCCAAGTTGTACATTGGCCGTTTCGGGTTTTCTCTCCTGGACAACATCACGCGCCATCGGTTTGCAATACACGTTCAGGCTTACCGCTTCCTTCGTCAGCTTGAGCAAGCAATCATCGTAATGCACGTAAGCAATTTGATTGGCCTTTAAGAATCGGTCATTCAAGTAGTAGGTGCCTTCCGGTGTTTTCGCCTCAAGCGTGACATAGAAGTAAAAGCCGTCTTTGTTTTGCTTGGTGGTGTGTCCCGTGTAATAGAGCGTTTGAATATCGTAAAGGCCGAGCATCTGCTTGATGTCGTCTATCCGAGTAGATGGACGATTGGAAGCAGAGCCAGTCGTATTCCCGTTCCCACTAGTATGTAAAATAGGAGCAACTTGAGCCCCTTGCGTAGATACCCCAGAGGCCGAGCCAGAAACGGAAACCTCAGCGTCTTGCGTGGTCGCGTTCGCCACCGTCTCAGAAGAACCAAAAACCAAATTGGATAGCGCATAGATGAAATACCCCATACAGAGCAAGCCTAAGACCAGTGCACCCATGATTTTAGGATTGCGAAACAACATGTTCATTGCACCAGAATCACGCGCAATGCCTGTGGATGTGGATTTGTAGAGCAAGAACGCCTCAAGCGGAATTTTCTGCTTGGTCAAGTTTGGATCTTTTCCTTTGGGGATGGTCGGTGTTGAGACGTTCTTCTGATGTTTGTAGATGTAAGGATTTCGTTTCGCCCAGAAATAGGCGTCGCGGCCTTTATGGAAATAGCATTCTTCCGAAGGTGCGCGAATCTCACTTTGAATCTGTCCCCAGTCAGGTGAGAGCAAGTGAATATCCCAGTTATATTTACGGTGACGCTGAAAGCCTTCGTTAAAGGACAAGGGATAGATGATCCTCCCTTGATCATCATATTCAGCGCGACCTCTATCATCGACTTCGCCAGCATCAAGGTTGGACATATCCGCAGGGGTATAGCGTGAGTAGAAGAAACTCTCATAGTCAGGCGGCAGCTTATCGAGGAACTCTTCTAAAGGGCGATACATCACCTTATCCATACGAAAGCCGACGTTCTTAGAGAAAATATCTTGGCACTCATCAATCACAATCAACGCCCCAAGCGGACACCAACAAAAGAAGTGTTGCCACAGCTCGATGCCGTCTTGGTCACGGCTAAAGATACGGATCAAGCGAGTCGTGGAGGGGAACTGGATGTTCAAGCGCTTTTCTATCACCTCAAGCGGCTGCATGCCTTCAATGTTGGTGACGACCACGCGACCCGCTTTCAGAGCTTCGTAAATCACAAAGTAGGCGGTGTAAGCCGATTTATAAGAGCCGTTCGCGCCTGTTCTAATGAAGATTGCCATGATTAAAACCTTGTCATTCTCAGCACAAAGGCCGTCGCTAAACAGTTGAAGTAAATTGAAATCGCTTGCGGTATCTTGAAAAGAAACGCGTAGTAACGCAGCTCACTAGGCAGTGCGTTAAATGAAGTGGCGATCATTTGATTAAAACCAATGTCATTGAGCAGATACGCCGCGGTGTCATAGGCCATTTGCAACGACATGATGAAGAAATAGAACTTAATCTTGACGTACCACGCGTTGAGATAGACAAAGAACTGATGAAAGTAGTCAGGAATCGACGTGATGAACTCAACGAACGTGTCGCCAATGCTGCTAAGAAACGCTAAGAAATCGAGGATAAGTTGCATTAGTCTTTGGCTCCCATAACAACGCGCAGGCCAGCAATGACCGCGATAAACAAAATCACCGCACTGATGGTGCCGGAGTTACGAACCAGCGCAGGAAAGACCGAAGAAGTAGCGCTCAGATTTCCCCCGTTAGCGAACGAGAAATTTAAGGTGTGCTCAACAAACTCGCCATTGGTGAGCGAGCTGGCGTTAAAAGAGAACAAGCTCTTAAAGTCTTGCACCTTTTGGTTGTACTGGCTTTTCAACTCTTCGACTTCGGTATTGAGCTTGGTGATGTCAGATTCTTGATAGAGGGGCAGCTCATTGAACTTCACCAGTGAATCGTGTTCGCCTTTGTTCAAGCCCTTACCGCCGAGCAAATCAGACATTTCACCAAGTTGATCGCCAATATTGCCAAGGCTAGTTCCAAGGCCGTCTATCTTAGAGCCGACCGCGTTAACCGCACCGATAACCCCGTCTTGATTGCCGCCATTGCCCAAGTCCAATGCATCGATTTTGGCGTTCAAGTCTCCAAACTGTGAGTTAATAGAGGCTTCCATCCCATCGACATTTTTGTTGAGCGCGTTGAATTTGGTGTTGAGGTTGCGGTTTACGCTGCCCACTTGGGATTTGAGGTTGGATTGGTTCGCCTCAAGCGTGTTTTGGTTGGAATTCATCGCCCATAAAATCGGGTTTATTTTTTCCGTTACGGTTCGTTCAACACGCTCTGTGGTTTGGCTGCCTTCAGACATGATTTGACGGGATAAGAATTGCGATTGTCTCGAAATGTAATCGAGCAAGTCGTTATCAAGGTAAGGGTAGAGTTTATCGACTTCCGCTTTAATCTCTTCGAGCTGTTTTTGGGTTGCCTCATTACTCTCATTAGAACTGGTCGCAAGGGCTTTCACTTCCTTGTTGACTTCATCGTTAGAGGCTGCAATTTCGCCACCGACTTTTGAAAGGTTTTTGTTTAGGTTTTCATTGGACGCACTGACTTCGTTCATCACATTCAAGGTCAGAGAATCGAGCTTCAGTAATAGGTCATAGGTTTGTCGGTCAACCTTGTCAGACACTGAGGTATCGAGCTTTGCAAACGCATGAGAAAGACCAGTGCAATCAAACTTACCATCATTGGCGGGAGAGCAAGAAAAGTTCTCTTTCGCCCATTTAGCTTGTGATGCGCTGTTGGGGTCGGAATCCGGATTCGTGGGCGGTTGTGGTTTGTCGCTGGGTTTCTCACCTCCAAAATAAAGACCGTCTTTTGTACACGAGCCCCCAGTTGAAATAAACGAGCCCCTGCAATCACCACTACTGACAAAGCACAAAGAAGACACACCGCCACCATAGCGACGATACTCACAACCGAGCAAACATAAGTTAGGGTTATTCCCATAAATCTTGCCGTTCCAAATTCGAGAAGGCGTGATGTTGCCCACCTCGCAAACTTGTTCAGCGTAAGAAGCAAAAGAGAAGAGAAATAGGATGAGGGTTGCCAGCAAGCAGCAAGAGAAGTTAATCGCAAATCTCATTGTTATCCCCTCAAGAAAAAACGCCCCAATTAAGAGGCGTTGATACCTGTATAGAAGCCATAAACAAAACATCCCGCCATGGACAGGCCAAAGAGAACAGACAGGACGTTTGTTACAAGCTCAGCCATGATTAGCGCATCGCACCAATAATCGCTCTCAGACCAAAGCCGATAGCAGCAAGGCCGATAAGACCAACAACTACAAGGCTGTAGTTTGATTGACCCGTTGTTACAGCAGTATTGATTGCACCCGTGATGGCAGGGGTTTCAGCAAACGCGCTAGAAGTGGCAAGAGTGGCCGCAACTGCGATACCGATTTTTTTTGCTAGGTTTTTCATAGGATATTCTCCAACTGAGTTAATAAAGGGCTAACCGCGCCCAAGGGTTTTTACAATGCGACCCAGAATGTGACCCGACAGCATCGACAACAACAAATAGCCGCTTACTGTGGTGTAGATTTCAGGGTCAATCGTTACCGAACCGAGAGATTGATTGCGTAGCGTCTCAAGTTCAGAAGGGGTGATGATTGTGTAAGTGCAGTCAAAACCTTGAGGCGCCAGCATCAAGTAACCGTTATAAGCAATCACACAATCACTCATATTTACTTACTCACTTTGCTGTCGAGTTGCTGAGCCATGTATTTCTTTACATCCTCATCAACCGGCACAATTTGAGTGACCAACACTTCCAATGGATCATCGGGATTGCTGCCGAACTTGATTTCATAGTCACGGTTTGGAAGAAACGCGCGTGTTTCAATCAGTTGCTTTGCGTAGTCCAAAGAGACTTTAAGCGGCTGCTTGTTGTAGGGGATATCGGTATTAAAACCGATGCCATGTTGGTTGAACTTCTCCGCGTTGACGTTTTCAACAGGACGTAAAACGCTCAGTTCAGCGATTTGAGTTCCCGACTTGGGGAAACCTTTAATAACGATTCCGGTGATAGTTGCCATGTTACCTTGACTCCAAAGTTTGATATTTCAGTGATGTATAAGCGTCCGGAACTCCGAGTTTGTCGAAGTGCGTACGTCTCCATTTAGGGGGAATGAGCATGCCGAATGCCTCGCCCAAATCACCCTCCGTCATTGCGACAATTTCCGCTAATGCCTTTCCGCATTGGCGACGAGTCCAAGCAATACGGCCAAAGAACTCAAGACCGACTGCTTTCTTATTCTTGGAAAACTTCACAGGCTCCGCAGGTTCGATACTGGCGGCAAAGTCGCACAGGCCAGAGAAGGCCGAAGCAGGCGCCGCGAGCATATCGATATCGCACTTTTTCAGTTCCACTTCGTTGCGATACCAAACCACGTCAGGGTCAGTGATTTTTTGCTCAAGCTTTTTGTTGTAGACACGCCAATAAACCAGCGAAGAACGTGAGCCCACAATGGTGGCTTCTTCGAGTAATTCACCGCTTTGCGTGATGCGTTTATGAGGAACCATTGAAGGGCCGCGACCCTTTGGAGCAGTGCGAAATGCCCCCTCATAAAAGCACATTTGCGCATACTTACAGTCGAAAATTCCGGTGTAATCGTCCACGGCCAAGTCCAAGCGAACTAAGCGCGTAATGCCAAGAATCGTTGATAACCACCAATGCAATTTGGTGTGCGTGATGTGGTCAAACAGCTTGGTGCAACCCGTGCCGTTAATCTGAATGAAAATGGTATTGTTATTGCCGCCAATCCCAATCAGGCCGCACTCAACGGTGCGTGTTTTATCGAGGATTAACGCGGAATCTTCATAGCCATGTAAACCACGGCCACGCATCGGCGACATGATGAAACCGAATACCTTTTCCAAGAACTCTTCCAAACGATGGAACAGAATCTTAGATACTTTGGCTTTATGACGAGCCATTGCCGCTTCAATCGCTTCCGGTGAAAAGGCCAACGGTTCGCGATACTCAGGGAACTGCAAGTTGATAAAGTCTTGCTCATTGGATTTGTCCAAATGGCGCAACGATGAGTACGGGAACGTAAACGCCAAGTGGTCAATTTTCACAGGGCGAATTTCGTCAGATAGCATGAAAGACCCCCTTTAAAAGTAGTGATTGATAGTTTTCATCGGTGATTTCGACGAGCTGGTAAGCGTCATCGGGATAGTGAGCTGCGAGAAACTGCTCAAACTCCGCTTGATGCTTGAAGTAGCGATGGCCCCAAGGGAAATAGGCATTAATCCCGTGTGCTGGCTCATTGTCGAAATACACGCTGTCCATGATTACGCGCCCAAAGAGTAGGAGAGTTGAGCCACAGGCCAACGACGCTTCACCATAGGAAGCAGCTTTTTAGCGGTGGAGTCGGGCAGTGTCAGGGCGTGTTTCTGGTTAAAGGTGGTGACAATGTCACCTTTTAAGACTGACTTTAAAAACACAGGATAAGCGCCAGATGAGAGAACGATTTGAGCTTTCATGCAGATGCCTCCAGTGAAGATTGGACAGCAATGCAAACGTCTGTGTTTGCTTCAATTTCAAAGAAATTGCACATCTCGATGTAATCGGAAACCGTGTCGAAATACAGGTTAACTTGAGGATGAACTAATTGCAGGTTTACACCGAGATAGTCGCTACCTTCGTAGGTCTGGTGAACTAGCTGAGTTGGGTAAAACGTCACTGAGGTTGAACACTCGATACCCGCAACAGAAGCAAAGACCCAAACCGAAGCAGAAAAAGTTTTTGAATCGTAATGAACGACGAGATTGTCAAAGCGAACACACTTCAACGATGGGTTTGATTTGTATTCTTTGATTTCCATATTAACCACCTTGACCAGTTAACTTGAGAGAGTGACCGCCAAGGCCAAGCGCGAAAGCGTCAAGGGCAAACGCCCAGAGCCGAGGCGGTCAAAATTCGATTTATCGAAACTCTAAATGCGATTAATCGAACTTACAAGATGCGAAAAATCGAATGTATCAGGCTAAAATGATTAAAAATGGAGGGTCATCTATGTACGCAAATGAACTGTTAGATGCCTATAAAAAGGCTCAAAACTACGTACAAGACAAACAAATAGCTCACGATTTGAATGTGGAACCAAATAAAATCAGCAAAATGAGAAATGGAATCAGGTATGTAACTGATGAAGAAGCAATTTTTCTAGCTGAAGGCGCAGGAATTGAACCAGAAGTTGCGCTTATTGGTGTTCACGCTGATCGCAATGAAAACCCACGCATCAGAGAGCTATGGAATAACATTGCAAAAAAGCATAACGGGCTCGGTTTACGTGGAATTTCAATGGCTTGCGGTGGCTTGGCTATGTGGATTGGTAGCCCTACGGAAGCGTTAGCTAAGTGCGCATTATGTACGTTATGTTAA